TAGCCGTGAGCTCAAAGGTGCTGCGGCTAGGGTTGTGTACGGGTTGACACATACGCGCGCTCACGGGCGAAACGCCATCGAACATCCCGAAACGGGAGAGTGAACCAATGCCAGGACCCCTGCCGAAGCCGGCCGAAGAAACCGCCCGCCGCAACGCGCCGACGATCCCTACCACAAACCTACCCATGAGCGGTCGCGATGATGACGCTCCCGCACCTCCCGCGTGGATAGACCTCGGTACCGCCGGGCTCGCATGGTGGGAATGGGCGTGGCACACACCGCAGGGCGCGGCATGGTCGCGTGGCGATGAGTGCGTTCTGGCTCGTCGCGCTTCGCTCGAAGACGATCTCCGCATCCTGAACAACGTCGATACGCTCGACTTCTTCGACGCGCTCAACGCAGAAGAGGCGAGTGCTGTGCGCGAGATGATCTCGCGTCTTGCGGGCCTTGCGACGGGCAGGGTCGTCATCTGCCGCGAGATGCGCGAACTCGACAGCCAGCTCGGGCTCACGCCCAAGGGCATGGCCGCGCTTCGGTGGAGAGTCGTGCCCGATGCACCACTCGCCAAGGTCGTGAGCATGGCGCCGAATCTGGACGACTGATGCCCGCGCCGTCGCTCGGGCGGCAGATCATCCACTGGATGCACGCGAACCTCGCAGCGCCAGATCGCGCCGATGGTGAGATGTTCGTCCCGACGAAAGAGCAGCGCGAGTTCATTCGCGAGTTCTACGAGGTCGACGCTTCCGGCCGACGCAAGAAGCGGCGTGGCGTTCTCTCCCGCGCGAAAGGCTGGGGCAAGTCACCGCTCCTTGCCGCGATTGCCGCTGCCGAGGGACTGGGCCCGGTCGTGTTCGACCACTGGGCCGCCGAGGGCGAGATACACACGTGGGGGAAGTTGACCCACGCCTACCACGCCGGGGAGCCGGTCGGTCGTCCGTGGAGATCGTCGCGTACGCCGCTCGTGCAGATCAGCGCCGTATCCGAGGACCAGACGCGCAACTGCTGGTCGCCGCTGCTCGAGATGCTCAACGACGGCCCCGCGAAAGAAGCCTATCCCGGCCTCAACCCCATGGAGACGTTCGTCTCGCTTCCGGGTGGCGGCCGTATCGAGTTCGTCACCGCGTCCGCAAGGTCGCGTGAAGGAAACCGGCCCGTGTTCTGTGTGCTCGACCAGACCGAGACGTGGCTCCCGTCCAATGGCGGAGTGAAGCTCGCGGCCACTATGCGGCGCAACCTCGGCAAGACCGGCGGATCGTCTATCGAGAGCCCTAACGCTTACCTTCCGGGTGAGGGTTCGGTAGCCGAAGCGTCGGCCGCGTACTGGCAGACCATCGAAGACGGCAAGGCGCGCGACGACGGGCTGTTCTACTCCCACCGCGAGGCGCCGGCCAAGACCGACCTCACGAGCCGCTACCGCCTGCTCTACGGGCTGCGACTGGCGTACGGGTGTTCTTCTTCCCTGCCATGTGCGCTCAAAGACGAGAACGGCGAGCGTCACGATCACGGCCCCGGCTGGGTCGATCTCGAGCGCATCATCGCTGAGATATGGGATCCCGCCACCGACCCACAGGACGCACGCCGCTACTACCTCAACCAGATCACGCACGCGTCCGACTCCTACGTCTCCGAGCCGGAGTGGCGCTCGCGCCTCGTAGACGACCACCTCAAGCCTGGCGACGTCATCACGCTCGGCTTCGACGGCTCACGCGGTAGGGCTCGCGGCAAGCCGGACGCGACGGGACTCATCGCGACGCGCGTCTCGGACGGGCACCAGGTCAAGCTTGGCGGCTGGGAAGCCGACGAGGGGCCCGGCATGGAAGAGTGGCAACCGCCGCTCGTGGAGATCGACGCGGCATGGGACGACGCGTTCAGGCTCTACCGTGTCGCCGCCGCCTACGCGGACCCCGCAAAGGACTGGCGCTCGAAGGTAGACGAGTGGGAAGCGAAGTACTCCCGCAAGATCATCCCCAACGCGGCGGGCAAGCGCGTGTTCGTCACCCTCAACCACCCCTTCGAGTGGTGGATGACCGGCGGCCGCTCCGTGTGGATCGAGCGTGCCGTCCTCGCATATGAGGCCGCGATCCGCAACGGCGAGATGTCGCACAACGGCGACCAGCAGTTCACGCGTCACGTGCTCAATGCTCGTCGCAGGTTCAGCCATCAGAAGCTGACCATCGGCAAGGAGAACGACTCCAGCTACAAGAAGGTCGACTTGTGCGTCTGCGCGATTCTCTCGTGGCAGGCGCGCATGGACGCGGTCGCCCTGGGCATCGGAGCGTCGAAGCGCACCGGCCGCATCCAGCGTCTCAGGTAGCGCGCTTCGGGGTGAGAGCGGCGGTAACGGTGGCGACGTGAGCCATGTACGCCTCTTGTGCCGGATACGCGACCGACTCCTTGTGACGGGCAAGCCAATCCAGCGCCTCACGCACCCCGGCGGCTTCCTCACGCTCCCATGCGGCAAGGAGCGCGGTGGCAAGTTTGTACACCCACATGGCCGGCGCTATCTCGCCACGCTTCGGACGTTCGGAGGCGAAGTCCTCCACCTCGCGCCACGTCAGTTCACTACTCATGGGTGGACTCCTTCGGCTCGTGGAGCGCGGCGTCGAGCACGTCCACCATGTAGCCGGACGATGTGTCCGCCTTCAAGATTGCTTCGATAGCCTTCGGCGGTAGGCCAACGATGATGCGGCGTATCTCCCCGGCAGCCCTTCGTAGCCGTGCCACCTCTGCGGTGCGCCCGGCGAGACGTGCGGCGACGGTACCGTACAGCGCGATTGCTTCATTCACCTGCGCGGTGAGCATCGCATCCTGCGCGTCGAGAGCCGCGTTGTAGTCGCGCTCGATGTTCACGTTCTCCTCCCGCGCTTCTTCAAGGCGCGTGGTGAGTTCGGTGAGGGCGATAAACGCGGTCCCCTCAAAAACGAGCCACCCGAACACCACTTCCGCCAACTCCGCGTCCGTTCGCATGTCGCTCTTGCTGCCGCCTGTGCCGTGGCAGGGGTCGGTGCATGACACGAAGTACGGGTTGTTCTCGCGCTTCACTCCGCGATTGTGCGATGCGTCCCCGCCGCAGGTCGGGCAGTCGCCGCTCATCGCGACACCGTGACGAGTATCTGCCCGACGCCGCTTGTCTTCCATGTCACGCGAATGTCCTCATGCTCTTTCACGAACGCGGCCAGCACCGAGAGCTTGCGGCACCATGCCTGAATGTTGTCGGGCTCGTACCAGCGCGCCACCGCCGAACCCTCTTTCCACGCGCGCTCCACGTCCAGATATTCCTCGACCAGCGCCGACACCAACGTCGGTATCTCCGACTGCTCGTGCATGGCCTCTCCCTTCTGTTGCGATGATATGTCACAACGGATTGTAGCACGGAACGGTTACAGAGTCAAGTTACCAATACCCGACAGCCGAAACGGCGAGCACACAAGTTCAAGGAGGCACGCCGTGTCGATCGAAGCGACCGAGCTCCAGTCGCCGGGCTGGTACTTCAACCGGCTCGCGTTGGCCATGGGCGTCCGCAACCCTCAGCTCGAGGTGTTGGCCTCCTACATGGACGGCAACGCGCCGCTGCCCGAGGGCGCGCACGGGATGCGCGAGGCGTACCAGAACTTCCAGCGCAAGGCGCGCGTGAACTTCGGCGAGCTTGTCGTCGAAGCAGCGCAGGAGCGCATGAGCCCGTCCGGCTTCCGCATCGGCGACGCGAAGGGGCTCTCGCAGGAGGCGCTCAAGATCTGGTCGTACAACGAGCTCGACACGTTCGCCGGCGACATTCACGCCGACATGCTCGGGCTCCGTGACGGGTACGCCATCGTCGGGCCTCCGGGTGCTGACGGCATCCCGATTGTCACGCGCGAGGATCCGCTGCTGATGATCGTCGACCCGGACCCGCTGCGACCTTCTCGCGCTCGTGCGGCCCTCAAGCTCTACCGCGACGCCACCACGGGCCTCGATACCGCGTATCTCTACCTGCCGGGCGCCGTCTACGTGGCGACCCGCGACAACCAGCACTCGGTCGAGCGCCTGGTCCCGAGCATTGAGAACTTCGACTGGGTACCGGGCATGAACCCGATGTACTGGCCCAAGGACTTCGCGGATGTCGTGCCGGTCGTCTGCTTCCACAACAAGAACGGCGTCGGCGAGTTTGAGCGCCACACCGACACGCTCGACCGCATCAACTGGACCATCCTCGAGACGCTCGTGATCATCGCCATGCAGGCGTACCGCCAGCGCGTCCTGTCCGGTTCCGAGAACTACGCCGAGGTCGAGCTGAACGCGGCCGGCGAGCCGGTACTGGACTCCGCCGGGGATCCCGTCATGGTCGACATGACCGCCACCATGAAGCCGGGCGCGGGCAACGTGTGGATGGTGCCCGAGGGCGTCGAGTTCAAGGAACTCGGCACGACCGACTTCCAGCAAGTCCTCGCCGCGGTGAAGGACTACATCCGCGACCTCGCCGCCGCCACCCGTACCCCGATGTACGCGCTCATGCCTGACGGTGCGAACCAGTCCGCCGAGGGTGCGCGGGCGATGTCCGAACAGCTCATCGCCAAGGTGCGGGACCGCATCAAGCGCGCCTCCTACGGCTGGAACCAGGTCATGGCGCTGGCGCTGCGCTTCCAAGGTGTCACGGCCAACGTGACCGACATCGAGACGCTGTGGCTCTCGCCCGAGTCCATCTCCCTCGCGGAGCGGGCCGACGCCGCATCGAAGCTCAAGGCGGCCGGCGTTCCGCGCAAGACGATCTGGACGAAGGTGCTCGGCTACTCGCCCGAGGAAGCCGAGGAGATGGAGCAGGAGATACTCGCCGAACTGCTGGAGGCCTCGCTGGGTCCGCAACCGCCGGTGCCGGGCTCCGCGCCCGTGACGCCCAATGGCGTATGAGGCCGAGAAGCGCATCATCCTCGCGCACCAGAGGGCGCTACAGACGGTCCGGGAGCGGATAGACGCCTACGCGCTCCGCACATGGAACGGACTCGGCTCGTGGCGTGACGCGGACATCGACCGCTTCGTAGCGAATATAGTCCCCCTTGTGGAGAGCGGCCAGAAGCAGACGGCGCAGCTCACGAACGCCTACCTCGACTCCATCGCCCGCATCGCCGGGATGCCCGTACCGCCGAAAGCCGCGATCGCTACCGAGCTTCGAGGTGTACCTCTAGTCGAGGTTTACCGTAGGCCCGCGCAGACCGTCTGGTACCAGCTCTCGCAAGGTGTCCCGCTGGACGAGGCGGTGCGGATCGGAGGCCAACGCCTGTCGAGCATGGTCAACATGGACATGCAGATGTCCAACGTCCGGCAGTCGTTCGAGCGCATCTCGCAAGACGACCGGATCATCGGCTACGAACGTGTGCTCTCAGGTGGCGAATCCTGCGCGTTGTGCGCGATCGCCGCGGACCAGCTCTACCACAAGGCCGACCTCATGCCGATTCACGATAACTGCAACTGCGACGTTGCCCCCGTCTACGCCAGCAACGCCGACGCGATGCAGTCCATCCGCGACGAACGCACCTCCGACGTACTCGCGCAACTCGAAGAGCAGGGCGTCGCCTACAGCGACTTCTCCAGCGGTTCGGGCGGCAACAAGTCCGCCATGCGCGGCGTGCGCGTGAACACTCACGGCGAGATAGGCCCCGTGCTTGGATGGGCCGACCAAGCGTTCCGCGGCCCCGCCGACCTCTAGGCATCACCGGGCGCAACGCCCGTCGCTCTATTCCCCTTGGCCGCAACGGCCAACAGTCCCCCGAAACGGGAGGTATCCCCATGTCCGAAGAAGGAACGCCCACGCCCACCATCGACCCGGGCGCAACGCCCACCACACCAACGCCCGCCGCACCCGCAACGGAACCGGCAGACCTGGCAGCCGAAGTCGAGAAGTGGAAGGCCCTGTCTCGGAAGAACGAGGACAGGGCCACGACCAACGCCGGGAAGGCCAAGGATTACGACGCTCTCAAGGCGTCGCAGATGACGGAGCAGGAAAAGGCCGTCACCGAGGCCAAGGCAGCGGGCCGCTCCGAGGCGCTGAAAGAGGCCGGCAGCAAGCTCGTCGCTGCCGAACTCAAGGCAGCCGTCGCGGGCCGCATCGACCCGACCAAGCTCGAGGCGTTGTTCGGCGGGCTCAACACCGCGTCGTTCCTCACCGATGAGGGCGACGTGGACGCGGCCAAGGTCAAGGCGTTCGCGGACGCGCTCCCCGAGCCGACCGCAGAGAAGCCGACGTGGCCGACGCTCGGACAGGGGCAGCAAGGATCCGCGCCGACCTCGACCGACCCGTTGACGCGGGCGGTCATCGAGAAGCTCGGCATCAAGTAACCACTCACAGGAGGCAACACCATGGCGATCTCCGCCGCAACTACCATCAGCGGCTTCGAGGGATTCCTCACGCCCGAGATGTCCGCTCCCATCTTCGATGAGGTCGCACGACAGTCCGTTGTCCAGCGCCTCGCGCGTCAGGTTCCTCTCGGTATGAACGGCAAGTCCGTTCCGTTCATGCTCACGCAGCCGACGGCCGCATGGGTCGACGAGGGTGGGCTCAAGGCCGCGTCCAACGGCACGCTCGACCTGCTCTCGATGGTCCCCAAGAAGATCGCCTGCATCTCGGTCATGTCGGCCGAGGTCGTGCGCGCCAATCCGGGCGGCTACGCGACTTCCCGCAACGCCGCATTCGCTGAGGCGTTCGCCAAGGCGTTCGACTACGCCGCGCTCTACGACCTCGGTGGAGACGGGACCGGCACCGGCCCGTTCGATCACCACATCGCCGAGACCGTGCACGAGGTCGAGTTCGGCACCGGCACGACCGTCTACAACGACATCGTGTCCGGCCTCTCCCTGCTCGTGGCCGACGGGAAGCGCCTGACGGGCTTCGCGTTCGACGACAAGGCAGAGCCGCTCCTGCTCAACGCCGTGGACGACAACCACCGTCCGCTGCTCCAGGCTTCGACCGCCGAGGGTGTGTACTCGAACATCATCGGCCGCCCGGCCATGCTCGGCCAGGGCATCGGCGACACCGCGTCCGGCACGCTCGGATTCGGTGGCGACTGGAGCAAGGCCGCATGGGGCGTCGTCGGTGGCATCAACTACTCCGTCTCCACGGAAGCCACCGTCACGATCGGCGGCTCTCTCGTCTCGCTGTGGGAGCACAACCTGGTCGCGGTACTGGCCGAGGCCGAGTACGGCTTCGTGCTCGCCGACCCGGACCACTTCGTCGCGTACCTGAACGCCGTTTCGTAGCACTCCCGGCAGGGCGGGCGCCTGGGTTCATCCCTCGCGTCCGCCCCGCCTCCAGAGCCCATCGCGGCCCCATGGCCGCCACACACATTCGCGAAACCGGGCGCTGACCGAGCGTCGCGGTGTTCATGAGGCGGGAACCGCCAGCAAGGAGTCCGCACATGAACATCACACGCGGACACGCGGAGGTGGGCTAGATGGCACTCATCGAACGCTACTACTCGTGTGAGTTGGTGCCTGCTGAACTGCCCGGACTCGGCGTCGTGATGACGCCCGCCATCGCGCTTGAGCCGACGTGCGCTCGCGGGTATGACCAACGCGAGTTTGGCGGCGACGTGTCCTACTTGGTGGTTGCCACGGATGACGAGTGGGCGGGGTTCGATGTGCTCTACCCGTCGCAGGACGCTCAGACCGGCTCTCCGTATCGCCGCCGGTATCCACGCACGGCGCTACTCGATGTGATGTGGGGTGACGTGACGTGACGCTTTCACTCACCACCGCAGGACGATTCATCGATAACTTCAACCGCGCGAACGGTGCGCTCGGGGCGAACTGGCTCAACAAGCACGGCACCGCGCACTCCATCGTGTCCAACACGGCGCGGGACGGCGATAACGCTGACGGTTCCTACGATGTAGTCGTCGCCACGGGGGCCAACCCGGGAAACGGAGCGGTGGAGTTCCGCCCGAATGGGCTGTACGGCACGTTGGTGTTTCGCTCCGATGGCGGCAACGGGCACTATGGCTACAACGCATACGCGCTCTACAACAATGGAACCTCCGGGATAACGCTACTTCGGGTGGTCAATGGCGGGACTACCGCTCTAGGTTCAGACGCGACAGACGCGTCCACCACCATCGTCCGCATCGAGTTCTCCGGTTCGAGCATCAAGGTCTACACCGGGGCGACCGCTGGGGCCACTGGGAGCGGCACGCTCCGCATCAGTGTCACCGATACCACGCGCACAACGGGGTATTGCGGAATCAGCAACGTCTCGAACTCGAGTGACAACATTGACGATGTTGCCATCTACACCCGCGCCAACATCCTCGTCACCTCGCTCCCCACCGGCTACTACGCACGCCTCACGGACGGCACGAACGTCGTGGACGCAGCGGAGTCCAGCGGCACCGCGACCATCACGCCGTCAACCGCGCAAGGATTCGGCCCGTGGACGCTGCGTGTCTACAACGGCAACCCGACCAGTGGCGGCACCCAGCAGGGAGCCGACCAGACGGGCGTGTACGGCGGCGACTCGTGGGCTGGCAGCGGGTTTGCGACCGCCCCGACCGTCACCGACTCCGCAGCGACCTCGATAACGACCACCACCGCCACGGGCCACGGAAACGTCACCAGCGACGGCGGCGCGGCTATCACGGAAACCGGCGTTGCGTGGGGCACGAGTGCGAACCCGACGACGGCGAACCTCTGGACAGGCGGTGATTCCTACAGCGGTGCGTTCACCGCGCCCATCACGAGTCTGACGCCCGGCACGCTCTACTACTGGCGCATGTTCGCCACGAACAGCGTGGGGACGACGTACTCGACGGGTGGGTCGTTCACGACGCTTAGTGGCGTCAACTACCCACTCATCACCCGCACATCTCGCGGCTTGCTCAACCTGATTGGAGCGTGACCATGTACGCAAAGGCCGGGCAGGCGGGAGTGCTCATCGCCCATCTCGTAGCATCAGGAGCCGCCGCAACGGGACTCACCGTGACGGGCAAGGTGTGGGAGATTTCCGACGCAGGCGCGAAGTCACCGAACGGCACCACGGGTACGACGCTGACCGTCACCGAGATTGGCGGCGGACTCTACAAGGCTCCGTACACCATGAGCGCGGACGGCGTACCTATCGCGTCGTTCGCCACCACGGGCACCGCCGACGTGAAGTCCGTCCCCGCGTCGTTCGTGCATCTCGGAACGCTCGATACCATCGTGACAGCGGTAGGCGACGTTCACGCGACCGACCTTCCCGCCATCAAGACGGTCATCGACAACATCCACGACACCGACCTGCCCGCTGTCAAGACGGTCGTGGATGCGGTCAAGGCCAAGACGGACAACCTCCCTGCGTCTCCCGCCGCAGTCGGCTCCAACATGGGAACCGTATCCAGTGTGACCGGCGCTGTCGGCTCCGTGACCGCAGCCGTCACCTGTACTGACGCGACCGCAGCCAAGGACGACCTCGCCAACGCGACGGACGGACTGACCGCGCTCAAGGCGATTCTCGACACGGCTGGCGTCAAGGTAGCGACCATGCCCGACGTACAACTCGCGGCCACGCAGGACCACATCACACCCATCTCCTCGCTCACGGGTATAGCCACCGCGACGAACGTCTCCGACGCACAGACGGCCATCATCGCCGCCCTGCCCGCCGAGGCACCCGCGATGATTACCGCCGACGCAATCGCTGACGAGGTGCAGACGCGCACCATCGCTCGCGTGACGCTCGTGGACACGACCACCACGAACACGGACATGCGCGGCACGGACGGTGCCGTCACCTCGCTCGCGGGCATCGCCACGGCAACGAATGTCGCGGACGGGGCTGACGAGGTTATCGCGGCGCTTCCCGCTGCTGCGCCGAGTGTGGCTGACATCTGGGCCTACGCCATTGCCAGCATGGGTGCGGAAACGACCATCGGCGGGCGCATCAAGGCATTCGTGACGAGCCTCGTCTACGCCGCGCCACCCGCCGCCGCACCTGCGATCGATGCAATCGCTGACGAGGTAGCCACTCGCGCGCTGGTGCTGGACGCGGCATACGACCACGCGAAGGACGACACTCTTGGCGCGGTGGGTGCGCTCCACGACTTCGATCCGACCACGCAGGAGGTCACGCCTACCGCCGCGAGCAAGACGGGATACAGCGGAGCGGCGACGAACATGGTCGCGGAAGCACCGAGCGTGACGCAGGTATCCGCCGACGCTGGTCGACTCGTCGCGATGGTCGAGAACGCGGGCGGTCACGATAGGTTCGCCGCCGCCGCACTAGAGACGGCACCGACCGGCGCGGGCGGTGGCAGCGTGGACATGACGCCGGTGACGGAAGCCATCGCCGCCATCCCCGCGCCCACGTTCGACGGCACGGTGGAGTTCACCGGCACCATCAACGCACCGGACGTGACCGTGAACCCGACCACGCTCGACAGTACGGAGCGCGCCGCGATCGCTGCTGCAACGCTCGCCGCAGGAGTCGCCACGGAAGCGAACGCCACCGCGAACCGCAACACCGTCGTCGCCGCGATAGGCGGCGGCGAGATCACCAGCGGTACCGCGTTCACGGAAGCGAGCGAGGACGCGGACGGGGCTGTGATCGGCATCACGACGCCGGGAGCGACCATCCGCGCATACGCGGCCGCTGACACCGCGCTCGTCACGGCGCTGCGGAGGACGACCGCGAACCCGAACGGGACGTGGCGCATCTACCTCGAGCCCGACGCCGACTACCTGCTGGCGTTCACGAAGGACGGCTACTACGACGCGGCCGGCGGAGACAGCGTGCTCACGAAAGAGGTGACGGCATGACCGCCGAACTGACGCCGATCGCGCTCGGTGAGGGCGCGCTGGCGACCTCGACCGACCTGACCGCCTACGGATACGCCACGGGCGAGAACATGCTCCTGCGCGCGTCTGAGCGCGTCAGGGGCTACCTCGCGGGCCGACTCACCGCAGTGGGAATCTTCGCGGACCCGCCCGTCGTTCCCAAGCCGCTTGTGGAGCTCGTGTGCGCCATCGCCGCGCGCATGGACACGACCGACCCGAGCGTCCTGCTCGGTGTGCGCTCCGAGGGCTCAGGCGCCGAGAACGTGACGTACGGCGCGGAAGCGTACAGCGGCACCGTCGACCTCAACTCCACCGAGAAGAAACGCTTGGACCGCCTCTACCCCGCCGCGATCCGGACGGTAGAGCTGTGAGGACGCAGACGCTTGTCGTCATCACGCCCGCTTGGGTGGACGACCGCGGCGCGAACATCCCCGACTGGGACAACGCCACGGACACCGACGAGCAGTGGCGCGGCATCCAGCCTGTGTCCGCGAAAGAGGCCGACGACATCGGACGCCAGGGCGTGTTGACGATGATGCGCGGTACCGGGCCGCCTGACACGGTGTTGACGGCTCACTGTCGCGCTACGTTCGGCGGCGTGAGCTACGAAGTGGTTTCGGTACAGCCGTGGGCCTCCATCACTGGGGGCCTTGCGCATTCCGAAGCCGTGTTCGATCGCATGGAAGGGTGATGCCATGCAGATGCTGAAGCTCAACATCCCCGGATTCGTGGCGCTCCGTAACTCGCCCGAAGTCCAGGCCGACATCAAGGCGCGTGCGGAACGCATCGCACAAGCCGCCGGGGACGGGTTCGAGGTAACGCCCGTCACGACGAACATGTCGCGCTCAGGCAGGGCCCGTGTCGCGGTCATCGCCACGACAGCGGAAGCCATGCTCGCCGAAGCCAACGACCAGGCACTGACACGAGCAATCGACTCAGGGAGATGACGGCCATGGAAGTGATCGTCTTTCCCGATACCGAAGCCGCCGCGATCGAGTGGCTCACCGACGACCTGATCGAATACGACCGTCCGTGCACAGTCGCCGACAAGGTACCGACCACGCGCCCGTCCGAGTTCGTGACGGTACAGCGCACAGGCGGCCCGCGGCGCGACCTCGTGACGGACTCCGTGCAGCTCACGTTCGACTGCTACGCCGCCAAGGCATCAGAGGCCGCCACGCTCGCGAACCTCGTCCGTGGCCTCGTCAACGCGTGGCGCGGGCAGTCCGCCGGCGGAGTCACCGTCTACCGGGTCCAGGAGTTCGCCGGTCCCGTGGTCATGCCCGACCCGCTCTCCAAGCAGGCTCGTTACCGCTTCACCGCGTCACTCGACGTGCGCGGACATCCCATCACAGGAGGTATCTCATGACGCAGACCGCCGACAACGTCGATGTGGGAGTCAGCGGCATCGTCGCCGTGGCCCCGCTCGGCACCGCTCTTCCCACGACTGCGAGCGCCGCGCTCGCCGGCACGTTCGTGGACGTCGGATACATCGACGAGGCGGGCGTCACCGAGACGCCCGGCAACGACAGCGCCCCGATCAACGCGTGGGGTGGCGACCGCGTCCGCGACGTGGATAGCAACTTCACCACGGAGTTCAGCTTCATCATGCTCGAGACCACCGACAAGACGCTCGACCTCTTCTACGGCGACCATGATGTCGTCGCTGGCGTCTCGCTGCCGAAGCAGGCGTGGATCATCGACTACGAGGACGGCGACAAGCTGCGCCGTCTGTGCATCCCCAGCGGCAAGGTCGTCAAGCGCGACCCGGTCAAGATCGCTTCCAAGGAAGCCATCGCGTACGGCGTCACGATCTCGTGCTACCCGGACGTGAGCGGCAACAAGTACTACCGCTACCGCGATGACGGGGTGAGCTAACCATGACGAGCAAGGGGAGGACGTTCGATCTCGCCAAGGTCATCGAGTCGGAGCTGGGTAAGGCCAAGCCGCTCGATATCAAGGTCGGAGAGCGCACCATCACCATCCCGAATCCCATCTTCTGGCCCGACCGGGTATGGCTTGTCGGCGACGTGGCGTCTCTGCGGATGCTGCTCAGCGACGAGGACTACGCGGCCTACACCGAGGCCGGCGGGACCGCGCGGCTGTTCTTCTCGCGCATCGTCCCTGACTGGCAGGGTGCGACCGTCCCGGAATCGCAGGCCTCCACCGACTCCTAGCCGAGCACGGGGAGGCTGTAGAAGCCGACCTGCTCCGCCTAGGTCTCGACATCCGGGACCTAGGCGGGGCGCTGTCGTACCGCAGGCTGCGCGTCATCCTCGAGAACTCGCCCCGTGACAGCGCCTACCTGCGCGCATCGGGTGGCGAGTACGCGACGTGGTCAACCACCGACCACCTGCTGGCCATCGTCGCCGACCGCCTCGCGACCGCGAACTGGCAGCGTCAGGGCGACAACTCGAAGCCGCGCCCCGAGCCGATTCCGCGTCCGGGCGTCGAGACCGAGCACAGCGCCAAGCCGCAGAACGTCCGAAGCATCACACAGGCCCGCGCATGGGCCGCCCGTCGCCGGGAGGCGTGACATGGCTACCGAGTTGGCCACTGCCTATGTGACGATCCTGCCCTCGACCAAGGGGCTAGGCGCGTCGCTCAACGCACAACTTGCCCCGCAGATGTCCGCGGCTGGACAGACTGCGGGTAGCTCGCTGTCCAAGGGCATGACCGGAGGTTTCGCGAAGATAGGGTCCGCGCTCGCCGCGTTGGGTCTAGTCTCATTCCTGAAGAACTCCGTCGCCGCTGCCAAGGTCGCGGAAGTGTCGCAGACGCTGCTGCGTAACGCGGTCGAGCAGGCGGGTGGCTCGTGGGCCTCCTACGGCGACAAGCTCGAGAGCGTCATCCAGAAGCAGTCCATGCTCGCGGCCGTAGACGACGAGGAACTCGGCGACGCGCTGCGTTCGCTCATCCAAGCGACTGGCGACGTGGACAAGGCCACGGGGCTGCTCGGGCTCACGACCGACCTCGCCCGCGCGAAGAACATGGACCTCGCTACCGCCTCCAAGCTCATCGGCAAGGTAGCGATGGGGAACACGTCGATCCTGACGCGCTACGGCATCGTGCTCCGCAAGGGCGCGACCGCCACCGAGGCGTTGGCTGCCATCCAGCAGAAGTTCGGCGGAGCTGCGGAAGCGTACGGGAAGACGACACAGGGCTCCATCGACCGCGCGAATGTAGCCATCGAGAACTTGCAGGAGACGATCGGCGCGTCGCTGCTTCCCACCATCGGGCGGTTTGCGGACAGCGCGTCCGGGCTGCTGAGTGAGTTCGACAAACTCTCGCCAGCCACGAAGGACACGACCGTGGCGATCGCCGGAGTGGGCGCGGCTGCGCTCATCGCAGCACCGTGGGTCAAGGGCCTTGTCGGCGCGCTGAAGATGCTCGGCTCGGGCGGCGTGGTCGGCGGACTCGTTGCGATCAGCGGCGCAATCAACTACATGACCTATCAAGCCGTGTTGCCCGCGCAGATGGCGTTCGGCGACTGGATGCGCGAGCTGACCGGTACGCAGGACGCTCAAGAGGGCGTGGTGCGCTCCATCATCACGGCCGTGCCTGCAATGCGGACGTACTACGACATGGCTATCGGGGCCGGTCGCACGGCGCGCATCATGGGCGAATCCACAAACTTTGCCGCCGATGCAGCCGATGCAGCCGCGGACGCGCAGAAGGGCCTCGCCCCCGCGATCGAGGAGACGACCGCCGCATGGGCGGCGCAGGAACTCGTGCTCTCCGACACGCAGAAGGCGACGCGCTCGCTGACTGACAACGTCGTGGCGGCTCACTCGGCTGAGAAGGCGCGCGCCGACTTCATCAAGGGCGGCGGTAAGAAGGGCACGGCTGAGTACAACCAGCTCGTCATGAAGGTCGCCGACGCGTACAACCTCGTTGACCAGTCCGCCGCGAACATGACCGACTCCGAGATAGACGCGGCCATGAAGTCCGGCACGCTTTCCAAGGCGCAGGGCACTCTCGCAAAGATGGCGAACGACGCCGAGGGCAAGATCGACGGCGTTGCGTCCTCGCTCGACAAGCTGCCCTCGAGCAAGACCATCACCATCGGCGTGAAGGTCACAGACTCGCCGCTGCACTCGATGATCGCCATGCTCAACAAGAACCACATCAAGCTCGGCATGGGTGCAATCCGCTTCGAGGTCAGCACCGGCAAGGGCAAGGCCAGCGGCGGAATCGTCTCCGAACCCGGCATCTACCCTCTCGCCGAGAAGCGCCGGGAGTGGGTCATCGACCCGCTCAATGCCAACGGTCCCGCGCTCATCGCGTCTGCGGCTCAGGCCGCGGGCATGGTCGCGCCCTCGGGCGGCGGGGTCGTCACCTACATCACGAACGCCGTGACCGCGTATATCTCGAACGACTACGACGTGGAGAAGCTCGCGGAGAAGCTACAGCGCATCCAGTCCACCCGCGCGCGTGCGATTGGAGCGACGGCATGAGCAACGTGATCACCTTCAACGGTACCGCCGCTCCCTCCTGGATCGTGTTCGAGGCGCCGGACACGCCCGCGCCCGAGCGATCCCTCACGCTGGAGAGCGTGCCGGGGATGCCCGGTGCGTATCTGAGCGGGTACACGGACGGCGTTCGCGTGTTCGAGTTCGCAGTCACCGTCGACGCGTCCACAATCGCCGAGGCAATCGCGCGCGAGGACTTGCTCATCGCATGGGCGACCACCGACGCCCCCGCCGCGCTCATCCTCGATGCCGATCCCACCCGCATCGTGTTCGCCATGCTCGACGGCGGCATTGACCTCGCGTGGATCGGCACCGCACGGCGCGGCACGCTGCGCTTCGTGTGTCCGAACCCCACACGCTGGGCCGCCGTCGACACCACGACCGCGCTCGACACCACGACTGACGTGTCCCCCTTCGATACGACCGTCACGAACGCAGGTGGCGCTCCGACCAAGCCCGTGTTCGTGCTTCCGTTCACAGCGCCCGCCACGTTCGCGCGAGTCTCGTGCGGCGACAGCTACGTCCAGATCGGCTCGCCCGTCCCC